GACCCGTCAGCCGCTTCAATGATTGAAACTATACAAAAATACGGTAAATTTGCGGTTATAAGGGCAAAAAATGACGTGTTAAACGGTATTCAGGCGGTTACAAAATTCTTAAATGCGGGTGTTCTCAAATTCCACGCAAGTTGCAAAGAGACGTTTAAAGAGTTTGAGACCTACTCGTGGAAAGAAGATAGCACCGTTGATGCGGTCATAAAAGAAAATGATCACTCTATGGACCAGTTGCGGTATTTTTGTTATACTGTTCTGCGTGACGAATTGGTTTATGATGACTTTATGCACATAACAATAACAAGGCGGTGATACAATGGATAATTTTATTACACGCCTTTTAAGGAGGGTGAGAGATATGTTTACAATAAGTGCGGAAGTAGGACGTGTATTTGGTGTTGACCTGATACAGTCCCACGAAATGGACAGGGCAATCAAGCTGTGGAACAACATATCTACAGGTAAACCTCCATGGATAGACCAGTCGGACGGAGTTAGTACTATCAATTTCGCTAAGTTTATTGCCGATACAAGGGGTAAACTTACAACCCTTGATATAGGCATTACGGCTTCGGGCTCGGCTCGAGCAGACTACTTACAGGGGCTTATCGACAACCTACTACAGCATTTGCCCGAAAAAATCTGTGAAGCCGACAGGCTCGGCGGTTTGATGATAAAATTTAACGGTAAATCGTGGGATTACATTTTGCCGGGTGAATTCGGAATAACTGCAAAAAATGGTGACGGTGATATTGTCGGCGCTGTATTTGCAGTCCACACCTCACAGGCAGGCGAAAATTACACGAGGCTCGAATATCACAGATTCGAGAAAGATACCTATGTAATCACAAATAAAGCGTTCCGAAATACGACGAGTAGTCAAAACGTTGTTTCACTCGGTACACCTGTACCCCTTGAATCGGTGGAAGCATGGAAAGATATTGAGGAGAACGTGTATATCGCTAATCTCGATAAACCACTATTTGCATATTTCCGTATACCCGGAGCAAATTCGCTCGATAAATATTCACCACTCGGGCTGTCAATATTTTCTAACGCTGTAACAGAGCTTAAGTCACTCGATATGGCTATCAGCCGTAAAGACGGTGAGATTGAGGACTCAAAGCATATAACTTTTGTCGGTCAGACTGTAATGCGAACCACAGAAAGTAGGGGCTTTAAGTTACCCCGATTTGTCAAGGGTATGGGTATAGGCATTGACGACAGTGGCAACAGTTCAATTCGTGAGCATACCGCAACACTACTGACAGATTCACGTATTAAGGACATAAACTTTACCCTATCCCTTATCGGTGTAAAGTGCGGATTCTCCCCCGGAATGTTTGTTCTTGACGGTCAGAAAAGTGCGATAACCGCCACACAGGTGGAGGCAGATGACCGTGACACCATACAGACAATCAAGACGGACAGAGATGCCCTTAAGACTGCATTAGAGCGTGCTATATACGGTGCGGATGTAATGGCTACACTGTACAATACTGCGCCTATGGGCGAGTATGAGCTGTCATTTAATTTTGGAGATATAACCTATAACTACGAAGAGGATAAGGCATTATGGCGGTCATACGCTGTACAAAACTGGATTCCGAAATGGGTGTATCTCATGAAATTCGAAAAGATGTCAGAGGAAGAAGCTAAGGCTATGATTGCAGAGGCAGAAGCCGCAAATATGCAATTGGAGTTATTCCAAATAAAGGCGTCGGCAACAGCCAGAGGCGGTGACTAAACGTGCTAACCCCCGAGGAACTCGAAAAAATAGCAGAAACTATGTTACCACTGATTGACGACTTAAACGCTTTTATCACCAAAGATATAATACAGCGTTTAATTGCACGGTTGGAAAGATTCAGTGATTTTTCCCTGTCTGCGTCGGATATATGGCAATTGGAGGTCATGCAAGCTGCTGATGCGCATTATGTGGCGGTGCAGGAAGAGATAGCAAAATGGGTTAATAGATCAGAGGCAGAGGTCAAAGCAATTTTCGAGGACGCGGGTGTTAAGTCGTGGGACAGTGACCGCAAAATGTACGAAGCCGCAAACGGAAAACAGCTGCCGCCCGTGTTTAATAACCCACGAATGATGCAGATTATGGAAGACACTTATAGACGTACAAACGGCACTATAAAAAACTTCACACGCACGACTGCGACAGCAAGTCAACAGGTGCTTATAAATCAGCTTGACAACGTGCATTTAAAAGTAATGACAGGCGCACAATCCTATTCACAGGCGACTATTGAGGCGGTTGAGCAATTAGCTAAAACACAGACAATCGTACATTACCCTACAGGGCATAAAGATACAATTGAGACAGCGGTTTTACGAGCTGTCAGGACAGGCACAGCACAGGCGAGCGGTAACATGGCCTTACAGGGTATGCAGGACAACGACTGGGACGTTATCCTCGTTTCGGGGCATTTAGGTGCACGTTATGGCGACGGCGGCGAAAATGCAGGGAATCATTTTTGGTGGCAGGCTAAATTATACAGCCGCACAGGCAAAACACCCGGTTTACCCCTGTTTGATGTATGCGGCTATGGTACAGGCGAGGGTTTATGCGGTTGGAACTGTCGTCACTCTTTTGGTCCGGGTAACGTAGGTCACAATCCCTATAAGGAGTTTGACAAGGAAGAAAACAAGAAGCTGTATGACCTCAATCAACGGCAGAGGGCTTTAGAACGCCGTATAAGAGCGGACAAGTTAAAGCTGATAGGTTTGAGCACAGGGATTGACAGCACGACAGACGAGGCCATAAAATCAGGTTTACAGGATAAATACGATAAAACCGCAGTGCTTTTAGACAGGCATTGCAAACAGTATGATGACTTTTGCAAGGATAATAACCTCAAAAGACTGGGTGACAGAATCAACACCGCTAAATGGGCACGCTCAGAGGCGGCTAAAGCACGCACAGCGGCACGCAAAGCCGATAATAAGTAAAACTACCCTACCACGGATAAAACGCGTCAGAACGCCGTACAGTGCGTTCTGCGAATATGCCCTTAAAAGTGCGGTCGGTGCAATTCCGACAAAGGGCAACAAACGGTACTAATTATGGCTTATCCGCAAGCCTAAAATGCGGAGATAACACGGACACAGCAACGTCCTTAAACGCTTAATTGTTATTATAGGAGGTATAATTGTGAAGACGGAAGAACTCACAGAAATCGGACTTACAGACGAACAGGCAAAACAGGTGTTTGCATTAAACGGCAAGGATATCGAGAAGCATAAAAAGCGTGTTTCCGAGCTCGAGGGAGAGCGTGACAATTACAAGTCACAGCTTGACACGGCAAACGAAACACTTAAGAAGTTTGAGGGTATCGAGCCGGAAAAAATGCAGGCAGAAATCGATGCGTATAAGACTAAAGCGGAAAACGCTGAAAAAGAATACGCCCGTAAAATCGAGCAGAGAGACCAGAGAGACTGGGTAGACGCACAGCTTGACAAGTACGGAGTCACATCACCTTATGCGCGTAAGCAACTTGCAACAGAGTGTATGTCCGAAAACAGCGGATTGACATGGAAAGACAGCTCATTTTATGGGTTTGACGATTTTATGAAAGCCGCTAAGAAAAATGACCCCGGACTGTATCAGACCGAGGAAGAAAAAGCAGCCGCAGAAAAAGCGGCGGGGCTCGAGGAAAAGAAGCCACATTTCACAGCACCCCCTGAGGGTACACCCCATTCGGGTGAGGGCGAAAAAAGGCATGAAATCCCCAAGCTCTGGTAAAAAATTGAAAGGATTGATTTTTAAGGGCTGAAACAAGAATTACAGCACTCAATATTCTCACAACTGATGACGGTAAGGATTATCTTGCCGAACTTTCGGGCGTGGTAATCGAAAACATCAGAAAGGCAACTATCTCCAACAAGCTTAAGAACATTGAGCTTTCGGGAGACCCTGTCGCAGGCACAGTAGAGGCTAAGCGTTTTGTAAACGCAAATTCGCAGGCTTACGGCACAGCAAGAACCGCGGGCAAGGGCAACGCAGTTAAGGCACAGAATGTTACCATTCCTATCGACACCGACAAGGAAATTGTGGAGGAACTCGAAGACAAGGATGTACGTCTGTACTCTGTAGACGATGTTCTACAGCGTCGTATGAACAATCAGGTTATTACTGTTTCCACCGAACTTGACAAGGCATTTTTCAAGGTAGCGGCTGACGAGGCAGTTAAGGTTGAGCTTGATAACACTGCCGCTGTAGAGGACGTTCTCGAGAGCATTATTCAGGAATGCGAGAATACAAGCAACAACTTTGTTGACGGCGTTCCGCGTCAGATGATGAACCTTGTACTCAACACGGCATGGTACGGCAAGGTGAGAAACAACCTCGATAAGCAGACACGTTCTAATGTCGATACAACAGCCGAGGAGTTTTACACATGGCATGGTGTCGCAACTGATTCTTGCATTCACCTCCCTACTGATGTCCCCTTTATCCTCATGGTGAGAGGCGCAGTAGCACAGCCGATTATGGCTACACAGTACGGTGCTGAAAAGATTCCTCTTTCCAACGCTTACGGTGTGACACTGTTTTACAGCTACGGCACAAAGGTAGTAACACCCGACCTTATCTTTGTACCTGATTTTGCATCTTAATTTTCGATTGGAGGGTTGACAATGACTCCGATTACGTTTTCAAACGCGAAAACCGGTAACAAAGTTACCACCTCAAACAAAGAGACAATCGCACTGATGAGAGACTCCGACAACTATAAGGAGATTAAGTCATCGGGTGCTAAACTCAACAAGGGCTAATGAGATTGGAGGGCAAAGCAATGTACGCAGACTATAGCTTTTATGTGTGTGATTACTATGGTAACACTCTGAGCGAGGAGAACGCTGACATGTGGCTGACAAGGGCGAGTGATGAGCTTGACACCCTTACGTTCGGCAGACTTATCAACGGATTCCCCGAAAATGAGGTACACGCGGAAAAAGTCAAAAAGGCAGTTTGCGCTATTGCCGACGCCCTCTATTTTATTGACGTACAATGCCGTGCTACGTCAGCGCAGACAAGTGACGACGGCTATAAATGGGTTGTCGCTTCGATGTCATCGGGGCGTGAATCTGTGTCATACAACACGAATAATACCGCCACAAATAAGTACGCAGCAGCAGCGGCAAACGAATCTACAGCGACTGCACTTATCAACTGCATTATCGAGAGATACGTTGCTAATATCCCCGACAAGTACGGTGTAAACCTGTTATATTCGGGGGTGGATTAATGTTTGGCGATACTATCACACTGTTTAATTTTCATGAGCCGACGAGTATGTGGTATGCACACACTATCTCGGGTTGCGACTGTGGCATTACGGCTGCTAATACAGCAACCACGCAAAACGGCATTACAAAATCCGATAACTCAACACTTATTATCCCCTGCAGTTCCGATAAAGTGATAACGACAGTTGACAGTGAGGCAGAGTATTGTACACCAAAAAAGTATACATTGCTTTCAGACCCCGAAAACTATATCACTTTTCAACCCGAGACAGACTTTTTTGTAGTCGGGGAATACAACGGTAGTTCCTCTGTTTCTGACGAGGATTACGAGGACGGATTTTACGATTATATCAACTCCGAGAGTGATGATGTGTTTATGGTTGCGTCAGCCGCATTTTATGGCATGATTCCCCATTTTGAGATAGGGGGACGGTAAAGGGAAAACAGTAAGATCTATTATGTAAGCGGTGAGATTACCGTAAACCTCGATTTATCAAGATTTGATAGACAATTTGCGGCAGCGCAACTCTGGTTAGGCACGACGGTGTTAGAGGACTGCAAGCCCTTTATGCCGCTACTTACCGGTAGTATGCAACAGCGTTCCTACGTCGGCAATGGCGGTAAAGAGGTAGTCTTTCCGGGACCGTATGCACGATACCAATATGAGGGTAAAGCCATGGTTGACTCTGTTACGGGTAAAGGTCCAATGTGGATTCCCACCGTAGGCTATCGTTACCACAAAGGGGCAAAACTTAAAGCAACGGAACGACCTTTAACTTACTCACAGCCGGGAGCAACTGACCACTGGTTTGACGCATCAAAAGCGGCTAACGGTGATTACTGGGTGGCAGGGGTCAAAAGTAGAGCAGGAGGCGGCTAATGGCAGAATTGAAAAAAGAACAGGTAATTGATGTCAATGGCTCGGAAATCGTCAGTACAGCCCTCTTAAAACTGCTTAACGAGTTCCCCGGACTTGACGGTAAACGCATTAAATTTTCCACTTTGGAGGATAAATCGGGGATTGGCTTTTTCCCCACATCGGGAGCGGTACTTATCTCACACGTTAAGAGCATTACGGGTCATGTTGCGCAGGAATGCGCTTATCCGTTTAATGTGCTTTACAGAGCCGCCCCGAAAACCGAGCAGCAGAAACTACGCATTAAGGAGTTTCTCGATATGCTCGGCAAGTGGCTTGAACAGCAGCCGATTACGGTAAACGGCGAAAATTCACAGCTACACGAATACCCTAAACTCGACGAGGGCAGGGTAATAAAATCAATAAACAGAACCTCGCCGGGACATCTTAACGGCGTTTATCAGGACGGTGTTGAGGACTGGCTTGTTTCTGTAACACTACGTTACACGTATGAGTATGACGAGTAAAATAAAGGAGAGATTTTTAAGGGAAAGAATAGAACGTAAATATCTTGCACACTACCTTGACGATGCTTTTAGTGAAAATTCACCTAATTACACGAGACTTGGTGGCGACCTTGAGGAATACAACGAGGAACTTAATCCCGACGTAGAAGTCAAGAAAAACATTCTCGGTGAGCAGAATGTAAACCACAGCGGCTATGAAGTACAGTCTGACGTTGACCCCTATTATGCAAGATACGGTGAGCCACTCTTTGAGAAGCTTGCTGAAATTGCAAATGAGCGTAAAACAGGCGACGCTTGCAAAACAACTAAGATTGATGTACTCCTGTCTGAGGAGGGAGAGGTACTGTGGGCTTACCGTGAGGATGTATACGCAATCCCGAACTCTATCGGCGGCGATACAAGCGGCGTGCAGATTCCGTTTACACTCTACAACGCAGGAAACAGAGTTAAGGGTACTTTTGACATAACTAAAAAGACCTTTACACCTACTGTTACAGTGTCTAACAGCTAAATTAAACTAAGATAAAACGGAGGCGTATCTTATGGCAAATATTGACCTTGAAAAGAACAAACAGTTTGACGGTATCACCGTTGATGACGGCAGCGAAGAGGTAATTATCCACAATAAGCAGCACGAGGAGATTGGCAGATTTTACTTTAGACCAACGGACCTTGGTATTATCGACAGATTCAACAAGGTTGCGGCTGATATTCCGGGCATTATCGAGCCCCTCGAAAACGTAAATATCAAACCCGACGGCACGGCTGACGAAAATTCAGACGAAGAATTTGCCGCCCTCAAAGAGGCAGAAACGAGACTTTATGAGGCTGTCGATTACCTTTTCGGAGGAAATCTGTCAGAAGCATTTTTCGGAAAAATGCATCCATTCTCCCCTGTTAAGGGTAAAAACGGTGAAACAGTCTTTTACTGTGAAAACGCTCTTGATTCTCTTGGTGCTTTTATATCCAAAAGATTTGATAGGGGTGTAAAGGCAATCGAAAAGAGAGTAAGCCGATACACACACGGCTACACGGCAAGAACGGGTAAGCACAGAAAGGCAAAGAACTAATGATTGGTGAGCTTCCTACAACGATAGAGATAAATGGTGAAAGTTGGGATATTCGCACAGATTTTCGCGATATTTTAAAAATCGTCCTCGCATTTGGCGACCCCGAATTGTCTGAGGAGGAGAAAATTTACACTTGCCTCTTTATACTGATTGTAGGTTTCAACGAACTCCCCGAAACAGATTATGAGGCGGCTTTTAAGGCCGCCCTTAATTT